ATATGTAGCATCCATCATGTTTTGTCCGCCACCAGTTTGTGTCGGTATGCGACGTTGATGTACTTCATTTTTAACACGATCTACAAAGGCCATGGCCATGTGTGTTGGCATGTTGCCAACATCAATTTTAAATATACGACGTTCCGGTGCACGTTGCACACGGTAGATAATAATAGCATCTTCTAACAGTTCTTTTTGTTTAAAGATTTTAAATATGCTTTCTAGAATACTAGTACCAAACGGCCAGTTAACATCTAAGCCTTCTGTTAAACTAATATGTACTACATGCTCTGCATCCAGCACTGCTTCGTTTTGCGCATGACTAAAACGTGAACCACCACTGTAAGGTACATTAGGTTGTACATACGAACCTGCACCACCGCTACCACCTTGTTGAGGGTGATTTGTGTAGGTGTCGCTTGAACTTAATGCTGTAGCAGTTAAGTTTTGAAAGTTAAGATTAAGGTTTTTAATTACGTATTGTTCTGGCTCTTTGCCTTCTGCTTCATTAACAATAACTTTGATTACACTGCCCATTTCTGTCCAGTATAACTTGAATGTTTCCGGATCACGTAAGAATACTTGATCACCGTATTTTAATGTATTACGTACAAGTTTGAATAAGCGTTTGTTTAATTGATTTAGATTAACCCATTGTAGCAGTTGGTCTTTAAGTAGTTTAACTTCATTATCTGTTGGATCTTCTTTAAAGAATAAATCAAATCCTGTGCCATTTTCTGTATTTGGTTGTGTGCAGAATTCTGCAATAATATCTAGTGCGGCATTAACTTCACTGTCCATATCCATTTGCTCGTACTGATTGTAACGTTCTGTACGGTTAGGATGTCCAATATACACTTCAGGCAATTGGCTTTGATAGTTACGATAGCTTGGATCTGCTGAATTGTTAATCCCACTAATTGGACTTAGTTGGCCACCAGTGTTTGCAGTTCGGAAATGTTTTTTCCATGACATAGTTATATTCTCTTTACGATAGTGTATTTATAGCTTAGTAGCTGTTCTGTAAAATTCCTGACGATATAGCATTGCTTTTTTGCAATGTAGCTAAAATAGTTTGTAACAGAGTAATTTGTTGTTGTTCTGCTGGATTAGCACTGGCTACTGGTTTTTCTGTTGCTGCTTTTTTAGCTGCTTCGGGATCAACAACAGCACCGTACAATTTAATTTGTTCAGCTGCTAAGTTTTGTGATGAGCTAGTTACTGGTTTTGGAGTAGTTGTTTGAGTAGTTGCCCCACTAACGGCTACTGAAGTTGCTGCTGCAACTTTGCTAGTAGCAGACTCGTCTTTCATTATGGCTTTGCCTAATTTCTCTCCGCCTTCACTACCACCCCAATATCCTAATGCTCCGCCTATTAGTCCGCCAACGGCTATACCGAGCGGGCCGCCAAATGCCCCCATAGCTGCGCCGGCAGTTGCGCCAGCCCAAGCGCCGGCGGCGCCGCCGGCGGCACTACCAACTATACTTCCTTCTTTTTCGCGTTTTTGACCTTTAGTTAATGTTTTATCATTTTCTGTATCATAGATATCGCCTACTGCCATTGCAGTTCCAACTATAGCACCCGTAACACCGGCAATTTTTCCCAATGCACCGGCACTTTTAAGAGTAGACATTGCAGTAGGGGCTTTGGCAAATCTACCTTTTGAGTCTCTGTATCGTCCATTTTTGTCTACACCGCCGGCGGCGCCCGGGCCACCAAAGCCACTGCTGGTAACATGCATTGGATTTGCTGCTGATGCTCCCAATACACCAAATTTACCACCAAATATTTTTGTTAACAATAATGGAGCAATTGTACCAACTATTGCCGGTAATATAGCCAATAATCCAGTTTTAATTGGATTGTTGGCAGCCGCTGTACCTAAATCAGTTAGGCCGCGGACTGCTGCCATTGCAGCGTTATATGACAAATCTAATGCACGTTGAAATTTATCCATATTTTTAACTGCAAGCGTTTGCATTTCAATCATATTACTCTGAAGCATTTCTAAATTATTTGCTCCAAGATCTTTTCCTTGCTTGCCGGCTGCTATTTGTGCGTTAGCTGCTTCTTCTGCGGCTTTTAGCCCTTCTTCAGTATTTGAAGCAGACGTAGTCCATGCTCCTGCTAATACTTTACTTGTCCCCACGGCTAACTCACTATTAGCAATTGATATTTCGCGTTGATTTTTTGCATCTTTTTTAATTTGTTCTGCCGATTCTGCTTGAATTTTTCGGCCCACTTCTCCACTTGCAGATTGGTCTTTCCATGCTTGGTAGAACTTATCACCGGCACTACGGAATCCACCGCTTAACGCTTCAGCTGCACCTAGATCTTTACTAATAACTCCGTTATACTTCAAATTTTCAGTTAACTGGCGACGTTGATCATCGTTCATAGTATCTAACATATCTCTGAATTTAGCACGTTGTTTTGGCTCCATTTCGTCAAGTTTTTGTTTCATAAACAATGTATCAAGTTCTTGACGTATTTTGTCTTGTTTAGCCTTAATATCCTCGCCTGTTAAAGATGATATAATCTTTAAATTCTTAGCATATTCTTGCGTTTGTGCTGCAACTTCTGCATTGCTAGATTTTAACTTACCGGATGGTCCGGCCATCGTGGCCATGGTCATAGCATATGCATCAGCTTGTTCCTCTAAGCCCATACCAAGTGCAAACATACCTTTACGAGCCGACTTGCCGCCTTCTTGCATCGCACCTGCCATACGTTTACTTGCTTCTGCTACCCCTAATCCAGTTTTAGCTAGATTTACGCTATTTGCTGATACTGCTTTACTAAACTGCTCGAGTGTCATATTAGCTGATAATGCTGTATCAGTCATTGCTAGCATGCCACCGCTGTATATTGCTCCGGCTGATGACATTGATTGGAAACCAGCAATTAGTTGCTTAGTTTGTGCAAGCATGAATCCAATGCCGGCTTTAGCCAGATCGCTTAATCCGGCACTTGCAAATCCTAATACTTCACCAAACACACCTGCTGCACGGCCCGCCGCTCCTAGTTTACCACCAGCTCCTGCTGTTGCGGCACCAAATGATTTTAACGAATTTGCACCACCTTGATTAGCGGAGTTTATTAGATCAACACCAGCAGTCATCATTGAACCAGCTATGTCAAATGCATCTGCTCCAGACAATGCTTTGGTGGTTACACCTTTAAATGCATTAGCAGCACCAACAGATAGTACACCAGCCATATTCCACAAACTGTCTTTTAATGCAGCGTTTGCTTGATTGCGAGCATTTAGTGCTTCAAGATCGGCCTTGGCATTAAGTAGAGCTTGCTTTTTACCTTGATCCGACGTTTTATTAACTTGGTCTCTGAGAGTATTTAATTGGTCTGTTAATTCTTCGGCACTAACTTCGCCTTTGTTGATGCTCTTTTTAAGATCATCCATAGATTGCTTAATGTCAACAGCTGACTTTTTATATAATTTTGCTGACTCTGCAAAAGTTATCGCTAATTTTTTTGTTTCTTTGATTGCATCTTCTTCCGACTTGCCACGTTTTTTTAAATTACGTATATTTTCGTCGTAGTCAATCCCAAGCTCAGCTAGCTGTTTCTTAATCTTTTCTACTTCGTCGTCAATATTATTGTCAGCCATATTTTAACCTATAAATATATAGTATATCAATTATATTTATAGGAAATAAAACCATGGCTCAAATCAATACTGCAAATCCGTTGGCTAAACACTTTCGCCAACCTGCGCTTTATATCAAGTTAACTAGCGAAGGAAAGTTTTGGAAAGAAGGCTCATTGGAACTACCTGTAACAGGAGAACTACCTGTATACCCAATGACCACTAGAGACGAAATTACCTTGCGCACACCGGATGCTTTGATCAGTGGCACCAGTGTCGTTGATGTTATCCAAAGTTGCTGCCCAAGTATTAAAAATGCCTGGGATATGCCTAGTGTCGATGTAGACACTACATTAATCGCTATCCGCATTGCTAGTTACGGTCCTACAATGGCTATTGGATCAACTTGCCCGCAATGCGGAACAGAACACGATTATGATGTAGACTTAACTGCTACATTAGGTTCTGTATCAATGCCAGATTATTCAAAGACTGTAGAATTACCTGATGGATTGTCTGTTAGCCTAAAACCGTTAACCTATGCGCAAATTAGTAAATCCGGCAATACAGTCTTCGAAGAAGAAAAACTAATTCAAACACTAGCAGATCCCGATCTTGACGCAGAAGTTAGAAAAGTCAAATACAACGAACATATTAATAAAATGGTTGAATTAAACATTGACACTATAACTAACTGCACAGCGGCAATTACCACAGAAGACGGCAACGTTGTATCAGATACAAAATTTATTAGAGAATACTACACAAATTCTGAATCAACTGTATTACGTACAATACAACAGACAATCGAAGAACTATCTAAGGCAATTAGTATTAAACCAGTTGATGTAGTATGTACTGAATGTTCGAACGAATTTAAACTAGCTATCGATTTTGACTACGCAAGTTTTTTCGCTCGAGGCTTTTGACCCTAGATAACGATGAGATCGTAGAACTGCTTGATTCCTACGATAAAGAGTCAAAAGCCTTTAGAGAAGAAGCATTACGTATGTGTTGGTATATGCGTGGTGGTTTAAGTTATGAAGATGCAATGTTTTTAACACAGCAAGAAAGAGATATTATCGGAAAGATTATTAAAGATAATATGGATACAACACAAAAGTCG